GGTAACGAACATACGAACAGCATCCATTAAATTAGGCTCATAAAAGTTATGTCCCTTTGGTACATAATATTCCTTTAAAGGCTTATATCCTTTAATTGGCATTATATAAAGAGCATATTTAGGTTTTTCGCCATATATTTTTATTGGATTTACACTTCTAAATAAAACAACATCTGCTTGATTCATCATTCCTAATGTTGTTCTACCAAAGCTAGTAAGTCGTTCCCAACCATAAGCTTTGTTTTCTCTTATCAATTTATACATTTCTAATTTTTTCATATTTTCTCCTAATATTTAGTTTATATACATATTGTATAATATATTACATATAAATCAAGCGAAATATTGGAAGATAATTGACATTTTGTGTAAAAAAGTGGTAAAAATAGCGATTATGAGACCATTTACAGAAGTTTTCGATGAAATGAACAGTATTTTGAATAAAGAGCAGATTACTGTACAAGATTACAAAGATTTCATGAATATCCCAATTTCCGATAAATATTCTCAAGACCAGCAAGAACAGTTATCTTGGTTGATAGAGGGAATGCAAATAAGGTCTGCTGAGATTGAGACAGAAGATAGAAGTTTTCTACAAGGTCTTTAAACTCTGGTTAAAACTTCTTTTTCGTAAAACTCTATCCAATCTTCACTACAATATTTTCTAAGTCCTTTTTGGTGGTAAAGAGTAAAGTTTTCTGCGAACCACTCTTTTGAATTAGTAGTCGAATATTGTGAAGGAAATAATTTTGTTGTGTTGGTTTCTCTTAATAATTTAGCATCTTTATTAGATGCTTTGCGAAAATAATTATTTAATAATGACTCAATGTTATCTGCTGAATCAGCATTAAGTGATAACTGCTGATGAACATGATGACCCATTTCATGATAGACTGTACTTCTGTTTTCTTGAAATAATATATCTTTTCTTAAATCATCAGTTATTTGTGTTTTACTAGTTATTTTTTTATCTTTTAGATAATATGAACTCGCACTAAACATTTGTGTATCATTAAAACTACTCTTGATATCAACTTTTCTGGTTATTGGTCGTCTTGTACCTACGATTTCTACTTCAAGTTTTGTACTTCCTAAAGTAAATCCTAATTGCTTTTCTAATCCTTTACTAATTTTTACTTTTTTATTTCCTGTAAAATATTTTTTATTGAGATATAGAATACCATCACCCATAGCACCCTTTGCATTTTTTTTACCTACACCAGATGTACCTACTAATCTTGGTATGTTGTGCATGTCAGCTAATTCATTCGCCTCTTTTAAGAGAATATCTATTCTGGTTAAATCTTCATCATCCCATTCATCATAATATGTCTTACCTCTATTCTTCTTGCCAGTGAATCTAGGTGGTTTATAATCATCTAACTTACCAGATGTTGCAGAATTTTTTATATCTTCTCTTAATTGTTTTCGTGTTTTATTTACCACAATAGCAGAACCACTTATTGGATTTGCAAGTGATGTAGCATTAACTTCTGTAATCGGTGGTGGTGGTGTTTCTGTGACAACTGGTGATTTAGGTCTTACTGGTCTGTCAACAATATCATCAGCATCATGGTAAATTACAAAGCATCTACAATTAATGACATTGGTTGCACCACCATTTGGGTCACCTGCATACATCATTAATCGTTCAGCTACTCCACCACCTGCAGTAGGTGTAAGTACCTTGAAAGCATCATCGACAGGAATTGGTGGTCTACCATTCATTGCATCATGCCAGTCTCTTGACCTATCATCCATTGCCGATACCCATTCTTTGACTGGTGATTTTAAATCTAATTTTTTTGCAATCTCTTGATTACCATAATTCATTGCTTGGTGTGTTTCTGTCCTTGCAATCATAGTTGCCCTTGTCGCTTTGAATTTGGTGCTTTTTTG